CATCGATACCACTATTTGTAGTAGAACCTTTAAATGGATTAGTATCTTCAAAATCACCTCTTTCGTAAGAGATAGGTTGTTTGCTGTATTGTACATACAAAGCAGAAGCAGATTTAGCTGCTTGAAGTTTAGTAGCATCTGCAGCAGGAACAACGAATGATGCGGTGTAATCGCTAGTGATTTTAGAGAATGCTTGAACTGGAATGATTTCAGTTGAACCAGATAACAATGTAAATGATCTAACTGCAAACAAATCAGCATCAGTTGGCATTGCAATAGTTATTTTTTTGTAATTTGCCGAACCAGAATAATCGCTATCATAGTTAACATCAGCTGCATCGGTAATAGATGCGGTAGCTGCTACTGCTGACAAGTTTAAAGTAGTTGCACTTTTGATTGAATAACCAAAACGACCTGCACCATAAAGACCACCTGCTGCGTCAGAACCAGTTGTAGTAACACCGAACAATGAATCTAATGCATTAGGGTTACCAAATGGATCACCTGTTCTATTAGAATTATCATTGTCAAATCCTGGTTGAGATGTACCATATTTAAAATCTAAATAAAATACAAGACCTGAAGGCAAATTCATTGGCTGTACAGAAACGAATTCTTTAGCTGCAAATTCAGCAAAAATTCTTCTTACCAATGGAAGTGCTACACCAGCCCACTCTTCAGATCCTTCTGCAGTACCTGTTTGAGAAGCTTCTTTTACTAATTGACGTGCTTGGTTTTCAAGCAATTGCGCCATACCTGCTTTTTCAGTCTCAGTTCTAAGACCTTCTAATAGTCCTGTTCTTTCCCATTTGTTAACAGTTGCAACTGCAGCTGCTCTTTGAGAATTGTCTGGACTTTGTAATAATGAATTTAAACTCATCGTTAGTTTTCCTTTTTTTGTTTTTGTTGTTTTTTAAAATTAAATTAATCCTGCCAATTTCTTCCAACGGTTTGCCATTTCGAAACCTTCTGAAAGTACTTGGGTTGTTTGTTTTGACGGTGCTGTAGTTCTAACAGGCTTAGAAGCTAAAGATTCTTTAACAACTCTTTTTGCTTTAGGCTTATTGAATGATTCAGCTAACGTACTAAATACTAATTTTACTTCTCTTGTATTACCAGCTCTGTCAAAGTTTTCAATTACTTTCATTTTTTGACCTTCTGACAATTCAAAATTGCGGAACAATTTGTTTGTGTAAAGAAGTTTTGCATTTAAAAGGTTTACTTCGTTGATGATATTTTTAAGTTGCTTAACTGTACGATAAGCTTCTTCTAAATCACTTTTTAATTCAACGTTCTCGCCTTGCAATGCTTCTAAATCAGCATCTTCAGCACCCATTTCATCACCCATCTCGTCTTCGCGAAGAATAGCTTCGATGATCTCGTCAATTGATTCGTCTGAATATTCGTCAGATGGATCTTCATCTGCTTCGAAATTCATTCCTTCAACTGCCATGTCATTTGCAACATCTTCGTCTTCAGCTTGTTCTAGATCACCTTCTAACTCTCTGATGATAGCTTCTAAGTTTAGATCTTCTTCCATTGGTTCTTCAGCATACTCAGCGTTCATTTCTTCGTCTGATTCTACTGGTTCTTCTGCTGGAATTTCTTCTTCCTCTTCGCCACCAAGCATTCCGGTTAGATCGTACTCACCATCATCGTTGAAATCTAATCCAACATTTACCGAATCTGGTGTTGCACCCATTTCAGCGTCCATTTCAGCTTCTTCGCCTTCTGGTGCTGCCATTGCATCTACATCTACTGCCTCTTCATCTTCTAAATCACCTTCTAGCTCAGCCATTAGTGTTTCTCGGATTCTTGGAGCAAATGCTTCTTGCAATGCAATTTTTGCGTTTGCTAATGCTGTCTCTTTAACAGTACGAGCATCTGCGATTGCTTCTTTTAGCAAATCTGATTTTGCCATTTGTTTCCCCTTAAATTTGTTTTTTGGAAATAAGATTATTGAGAATCTTAATAAGAATAAAATAATTTATATGACGCTATATTATAGAGTGAATAGCGTATTCTAAAATAAATATAGAGCAGAACTAAAAAACAGTAAAAAAGCCCTAACTTTTTTTGTCAGGGCCTTAAATCTTTTTGAATAAAATTAATTTTTCATTCTTAAATCGTGCATTTTTTGACGATATGCAGCATCAATTCTTTGTGCTCTTTTTGCAACACTAGGTTTAGTAAATGTTTTATTTTCTTTAACAAATTCTAATATTCCAGATTCTTTAATTTTACGTTTCCATATTTTCAATGCAAAACCTAAATCTTCTCTTTGCGTTCCTACTACATTTACTGCCATAGAATTGCCTGGCATAATCGTTTGATGTTGTTTTTGTTTTTTATTCATATATTTGTTTTAAATGTTACCTTGTGGTCTTTTTTCTACAGGTGCTGCTTGTTGTCTTACGTTGAATCTAAAATGTTTAATTTCTGGCTTCTGTGCTAAATAACCTTGTATCTTTTGAGATTCTAGTGCTGGGTCTTGTCCTAATCTAAAATAGAAATAACCAACTCTTCCTGTTTTAGATATTTTTTTAGAAATAATAGTAAATCCTTTTTTCGCAGTCCATTCTTCAATTTCTTGTTGTACCATTTGTGCATCTGATGCATCTCGCAATACGTATTCTACTCCACCCCTATAATCAGTAATATTATTAACTAAACGTGCTTCATCAATTTCTTCTTCTCCCATTTTAAGTAAATCTTTAGTTTTAGTTAATTCTTGATTGAATGCTTTTAATTGATCTAGTTGTTTAGGATCTGTACCCGGTACCGTTACTTTTGTTTTAGACGCTGCACTAGTTTGTTCTTTTAAACCGAAAAAGTCTTTGTATAATTTTTTAAATACGTTCATCATTCACCTTTATTATAAGGACTTTTTTATAAAAATCCAAATTAATCTATTTTATAGTATTTGCTAAGTCCTTCTGCAATATCTTCGTATGCTGCAGCTAAACGTCTTTCGTGAATTATCATTTCTGCTGCCGATTTTTTAAATTCATTTAATGCTGCGGAAACATGTTTCATATGACGACTAGCAGATACTGAATCAACTACATCTTCTTTTTCCGTAACCATACGACTTGCAGTTTCAACCATTTTAGCTATTCGTTCAGTAATTTCTTCTAAGTTTCTATTACCATAAACAGATTCTCCTAATTGAGAAAACGATTTTAAAGATTCCGCAAAAGCACGTTTATCTTCTGTTGTTAATGGTTCTGGTTGTTCGGAAAATACTGTTTTCTTTGTTTCTGTTTCATACAGCAAATCTCGTAATGTTTGCAATTTACTTTTCATATTCATTATATCCTACACTTTCCATCATCGCATAAAATTGATGTAATAATATCATTTACGCGACCGTATTTATTTGATTGTATATTTTTATTAGTTGATTCATTCATGCTCTTAGGCCTCATAAAAGCCCCATGCGTTGAAGGATTTGATACAAAGTCCCAACATATTAATTCAAAGTCTTCTTGTACTTCTACTACTCCCTCACTACGTAATTCTTTAACCGAACCCAATCCTCGGCTAGAAATACCTAAAGTAATGCCAGCTTTAAAAAGTGACTTTAAAATATTTCCAGATGGCGTATCCAAAATTTGAACTGCTCCAAGTAAATCATCGCCATTCCACCATATTTTTAATACATTATGCGAAACGTTGTTCAAGTTAACTACAGACGATTCCGGATGATCTAATTCACCTAATGCTCTGTGTTGATCAATATATTCACGTTAATATCGTTGACATTCTCGCAATAATATGTTTTTAGGATAAATTCTACCATTTTGATTTTTAGCACCCGCTCTTTGCAAAACTCCTTGAACAACAAAACCACCCGGTAAACCATATGCAGCTCCTGATGATTCTGTTAATGAACCAACCGGCTTAAATGGCATATATTCTACAATTAGTTGTTTTGACATATTATTCTCCTAATGCTCTCACTCTTTCTGAAATTTTTATTAATCGTTCTGATATTTTTGTCAACGCTTTATCTGCTGACGTGCCGATATTATTTCTAGATAATCCGGATTCTGTTTTTAATTTAGAAGTATGATTAACTAACGTTTCAATTTCTTGAAGCTTTTTTGCTACTTCTTTAATTGTATTTTTAACTTTTTGTTCCGGTGAAATTTTAGGATCTCCAGTCGCAAATGATCTATATGATTCTATAAGTTCTTCGTATTTTTTATCCATATGTTCGCCAACTATATCTACTAATGGACGTGTTGGTTTATTCTTAGGAACGTCTTCTTGTCTTGTTCTACTAGGTGTTTCTGTCATATCAATTGAAGGATATTTCATTTCTGCATTATACCATTTTTTAGTAGAAAATGGAAATTTATCATTCCAAACTTCTTCTGAAGATTCTGGATGTTGATATTCTCCTGGTTTATATGTCGGGGGAGTATTAACTGATTCATTTCGTTTAACTCGTTTATATCCCAATTGTTCAACCGTATCGTCATCTGCACCGCGTTTACTAAATGCTGCCGGGATATCATATCCAGCAACGGCACTAGTTACATTTTGCTCTTCTAATTCATCTTCTTCAAATACATCTTGTTCTTCTGGATTTGAATCTAAATCAATTGATTCATTTAATAAAGTAAATTTCTTTTCAATAGTTTTTAAAAATGAATTCATTTATGCACCTCTTTTAGTTCATCAACTAGATCCATATAACGTAACAATGATAATATATGAGATTCTTTAATTTTTTTCATATTTTCAACATTACAAAGCATTTCTGATAATTTTTGTACTTTGATTTGTGTTACTTTATCAGTAATATGTTTTGCGTGTTCAGCTAATGTCTTTTTTAATTTTGGAATTACTTTTTGAACGTATTCGCGAAGCGCTTCTGTATCGTTAACATTGGTAATATATTTGTTTAACAATTGTTTTTGCGATTCATTTAATCCAGAATATTTACTGTTAAATTTGTCAATCATTAATTTATATGTTAACAAACGCATTCCTTTTTCTTGTTTAGAAAACGATTCAATGATTGGATCTTTTTCTTCTACTTTGCGTTCTGTTAGCAACATATGATCTAAAATAACGTTTTTACATTCTAACAATTGTTTCGTAGATGCAGTTTCGCCATATTCG